TTGGCCTTTGTCTGCCTGTAGTGCGTTTACAATAAGCATCCACGCAGCTAGTCTAGATTTACCTGTACGCCTACCAGCAGCTACAATCTTAAACCTAGTGTCATCTGCCCATACTTGCTTCTGCCAATCTAGCAATTGTATGTTTAGTTCAGTCATAAAAGTATTTGACTACTAACTCATCCAAGTCTTTCTCTTCCTCACACTCATACTCAGCATCTAAATCAGGATTGCCATCCCAGTTAAGATCCTCTTGTTTTGCTAGAGTCTCTCTGTATTCTTTACTATCCATAAGTCCACATCACAGGTGTATCAGTAGGTCTAATATCCACATGAACAAAACCACCAGCAACACCAATCCCTGTAAACCCTAGTTCTATAGCTTTCTTAACTATAGTGTGCCTTTGTATACCTGATGACACAGCTATGTCTGCTGCAATGCCTTGGGCATGAGTGCCAGCTATAGGTTTCTTTAGTTCTATAGGATGCTGTGGGGATCTGTAGCCGCTGGTTATTACAAAAGGAAAACCACAGGATTCCCTTAGCTCATCTAAGGCAAGTATTAATTCATCTTCTATTTCATTCTCACCTGTAACTTGACACACAAATTCATCTTTAGTAAAATACTTAAACATCTGTGTATTCTCCGTCTATAGGTTCGCTAGGTGACACATCTGTCTCTACAGTGCCTCCTAAACCAGAGATTGTTATGTTTACTGATGATCTACCAGAGGCTGCATCTTTCTCAAAGTAACTCAAGGGTAACATACGATCCATTACAAGCTTCCATGCAGCCGCTTGATTCTTATGGTCATCATTAAGTGCCGCATCAAATATACTGTCAAGTACTTTACGAGATTTAGGTGACGCAAGCATACGAGCTTTATACTCATTGATAATACCAGCGTCCCCTTTAGGTCTACCTAGAGTTTTTCTAGATCCTCTAGATTTAGAAGTAACCTCAGACTTCTTAGGTCTGCCTCTTTTTCTTTTAGCAAGAGCAGGTTTATTATCAATATCCATGTGTATTTTACCTTATTGTCTCTCTAAGAATACAATATTAGTATAGCATATTTTTGTGTACTTGTCAAGTCCTTTTTACTATTATTTAGTAGTGTTCAATAATACTATAGTAATCAATAGCTTGGCTATGTCAGTAGAGGCTTGAATTACAGGGGTTTTCTTTAGTTTCTAATTTTAGCTCTGGTGTACAAGAGTGCCTACTATAATTACTACAGCTACGCCAGCCCCTCCCCCGTCCCCTCTAGCATACCCCAGCCCACTTGTCAACAAAAGATTACAAAAGAATTCACCTATAGCACACAATGGAACACAAGTAAACACTTGACATCTAGAGCAAACTATGGTAGCCGCGCCAATGGCTATCACAAGTGGCTAGAGAAGTCAAGAGTAAATAAGTGTTGACAAATGAACAAGAGTGTGAGTGGCGGCGGCAGCCTACAGATACACAAGTAACCACAAGCACACAAGCACACACAATGCAAATACTATTGTATTCTAAAGATACAGATGTATATAACAAATTAGTATTAGACAGATGTTTTAATGTGCCTATAATGGAACACACATACATACAGAAGGAAGCACGGACATGCAAATAGACGCAAGAGCAGCAGTAGCAGACGTATACATCAACGAATGGTGGGACGGTATCATAGTCGAGACATGGGACGGCACACAGCATCGATGGGTAGTTAAGGGGGGCGTTGATAACGTAGAGCCTGTATATGATCGCTTGCATAAGGCGCTAGAGAGCACAGACTCAAAAGCATGGCGCGAGGCCTACAAAGAGCTATTAGTGGACGTAGAGTTTGATTAAATTGTAGGTGATAGCCTATTGCACACCAGTAGGCTATAGCATACAATTAGATCACACACACACACAGAAGGACAAGAGAATATGGATAGAAAAGACAAAGAGTTTTTGTGCATAGTGGGCCTTGTGCTCGTTATTATTTACCTCCCTATATTTTTATTGCCAGCAGGAGTTTAGATAATGAGATTACGACAATTAGCAGCAAACCAGACAGAAGTAACATTACCATGCGGTGCAGTAGTATTCTTCAGCTATGAGACACCAGTGGCGGCGATGCTCCCGTCTGGGCAATACATACGCACAGAGCAGAAATATTCAGTAACCACCAGCAAGCACTTGAATAAATGGCTTGTGTCTGTTGCTGATAGTGTTAAACTTGTGCCACAGGATGACTTAAACAGATTAGCAGGGGAATAACAATGGATAGAATCATACAAGAAAAACTCCAAGACGCGGTAAGCCAGCTAAACTTTGCACTAGGCGAACTAAAAGATACTTATAAACCCTACATGGTAGACGGTAGGTATCCTGCTAATGAAGGGACATTTTACATCAATTACGCAAATGGTGGCGCTAGACTTTGCAGAATAGCTAACTCTAGTGGTGATAAGCATAACATATCCGACAGAGGAACAAAGCGCGAAGTTTATGATTTTATTCGCGGTATGTTAACAGGGATTCATTTTAACAAACGAAAAACAAAAGGAAATAACAATGTTTAAAAGAAAAGGAATTAACTACTACAAAACAAGAGTTGACGCGCAAAGATTAGCTGATACTTGTGAAGGCAAACTGATAGCATATTTTGGTGATGTTATAGCGGCAAAGCCTAGGATTGTTGAGTATGAATTAGGCTATGCTGTTCAGTACTGTATTTCTGGCGCGTATTACCCTCAATTAGAGGACAAAACAGAAGGGAATAACAATGCAAGTTAAAAAAGATTACAGGCCTGAATGGTCAGATGAGGACATAAACAAGGCACAAGAGTTACCATTTTGGAAAGTGTGCTTGTGGTTTATGTGGGGTTTCACAATAGGGTTTTTCATAGGAGGTTAGGATATGAGTGCATCAGAAGGTATATGTTTACATCAAATTATAGGCGAATTAGAGCAGATAGAAAAAAGCATTGTTATGAATAAGTTTATTGCAGAGGAAGACGCTAAGATTTTTCTTAATCAACATTTAACAGAAATACGAGAATTAATCCTAAACATAGAGAGCGTATAAAATGACAGACCACAGGATACAGCACGAAAAAAGTAGAATTAGGTTTCTGAATCAAACATTAGACAACCAAGCGGATGCAATTGCTAGACAAGCGTTACAAATTGAGTTACTCTATAAACGATTAGAGGCAGAAAAAAAGGAGAAAGACAAGCCATGAGCCTATTCAACACACTAGCCAGAGAGCTATACGATTATGAACCAGAAGAGTGTTTACACGAATGGGAATACCAACCCGCAGAGTATGAGAGTCTAGACGGACGATCTACTGTCCTACAGTACCCAGAGGGATACTATTGCGCTAAGTGCGACACGTTCCAAGACCAAGAGGATTACTATGAGTGATAACTTTAGCAATGATGTAGACGTTACAGACCCTAATGAATTAGAAGACCCTATAGATCGTATGATTAAGGATATTGTAGACTATAATCTTAACAGTATGCCCGTGAGCGAAATGCTTGCTATAGTGGCAACATTTATGACAGATCAACTAGAAAACACTTCCTTACAAGAAGTACAGCAAGTACATACAGGAATTTACGGAAACCCAGAGGAGATTCATTAAAATGAGGTGCAAAGCGTGTAACACTGCCCTAGAGCAATTTGAGATAAACAGGAAATGTAAGTTATCAGGAGAGTACTTAGACCTATGTACCCCTTGTGCTAACGCTTCCAATGAAGCAATACACCAACAGGAGGAACCAATTTATAGGAACTACGTAGATATACAAGAGGAGGCAGAATATATGCAACAGGAGCTTGCATTATAAATTTACTTATGTTATACTACTATTGTATTGAGGCAAATGATAAATAACCATTTGTTCAATAGTAATTCAATCGCTAATCTATAGGAGAAACACATGGCGGTAATTGAAGGTTTAGCACAGTTCATTAACGTAAGAGAGACGGAAGTGTATCAGGGTAAGGATACAGGACGTTACACTGTAACTTTAACTTTAGACGATGCACAAGCTAATGAGCTATCGTCTAAAGGAGTACAGTTGCGTTCATATGGGGAGGGAGATGCAGCAATTATGCAGCGGAAATTTGCCAGTATCTTTGAAATTAAAGTAATAGATGCAGAAGGAGAAAAATACGAGGGCGATATTCCTAGAGGCTCTAAGGTAAGAATCTCATACAAGTATGGTGATGAACACCCCGTATATGGCGTACCTGTGTACATGGATGCAGTTAGAGTCTTGGAAGAGGGGCAAGCGGGAATAGATGCAGCCCTCTAAGTTTATCAAGCATGAAGCGTGTGAAGTCTGCGGATCATCAGACGCTAAAGCCGTGTACAGCGATGGTGGTAGCTTTTGCTTCTCCTGTCGAACAGTAGGTAAAGGGGAGGGCAGTAATGCCTTCTCCTCTACTGGGCCAACTAAACTCAAGAGGAAGCTAGAAGTGACTGGAGTAATTGCTGATATTCCTGATAGACGGATACCTAAAAGCATTGCCGCCAAGTATGGCGTTACTGTCGAGTATGACGCTCAGGGTAAAATATCGAAGCATATATACCCTTACTATGCTTGTGATACTGATGAAGTGAAAGGAACTAAAGTGCGCCTATGCCACAGTAAGGACTTTTTTGCTACAGGCAGTACTGAGGGCGTAGGACTGTTCGGGCAGCAAGTGTGCAAGGGCAGAGGTAAGTACCTTACAGTAACTGAGGGCGAGATAGACTGTATGGCTATATCTACTATGCTAGGGGGAAAATATGATGTAGTGTCTCTTCGCTCAGGGGCAGCATCAGCAGCTAAAGAGGTGAAAGAACAGCTAGAATGGCTAGAGGGTTATGACAATATAATACTGTGCTTAGACAACGATAAAGCAGGTAAACAGGCTGTGGAGGATGTTAAGGACTTGTTTAGCCCTAGCAAGCTAAAGATAGTCAAGCTGCCTGTAAAAGATGCCAGCGATATGCTACAGGCCAATAAGATAAAAGAGTTTACTACCGCATGGTGGGAGGCTAAAGTCTACAGGCCTGATGGTATTATAAGTGGTAAAGATACATGGGAGGCACTAACCAATAAGATAAAGGTTAAGTCTGTACCATACCCTTGGCAAGGGCTGAATAGCCATACTAAAGGCTTTAGACCATACGAGCTAGTGACTATAACGTCAGGCTCTGGTATGGGAAAGTCTCAGATGGTTAGAGAGCTAGAGTACTACTTGCTAAACGCTACTGAGGATAACATAGGTATCCTAGCACTAGAGGAAGACGTAGCCCGTAGTGCTCTGGGTATCATGTCAATAGCAGCTAATGCACCATTACATCTAGAGGAAGATCTAGACCCAGAGTTAGCCTTTCCATACTGGGAGCAAACGCTGGGTTCTGGTAGATATTACCTTTTCGATCACTGGGGTAGCACAAGCGAAGATAACCTGTTGGCTCGTATACGCTACATGGCAAAAGCGTTAGACTGCAAGTGGATAATACTAGACCACTTATCAATAGTGGTATCAGCACAAGAGAATGGGGACGAGCGTAAAGCTATAGACGCTATTATGACTAATATACGTTCTCTTGTTGCTGAGTTAGGTATTGGTCTATTCTTAGTGTCACACCTCAAGCGAACACAAGGTAGAGCGCATGAGGACGGAGGGCAGATCAGCCTTAGTGAGCTAAGAGGATCACAGTCTATAGCGCAGCTATCTGACATGGTGATAGGACTAGAGAGAGATCAGCAAGCAGACAACGAAGAACAGCGTAATACTACTACAGTACGTGTTCTCAAGAATCGCTACGCTGGTCTTACAGGGGCTTGCTGCTGGTTAAAGTATGACCACCAGACAGGTAGAATGATGGAGACAGCTAAACCACAAGGGGGTGATGATGAGTTGTAGCCCTATATTCTTGGACGCAGAGACTAATGGCCTAAAACCTTCTGAGGTGTGGGTAGTGGTCACAATGCAGGACAGTGTATTACTGGAGCACTATACGCCAGAGTCACTCAGGAAGGCTCTAGACAACGATGCTCTAGTAATAGGTCATAATCTGTTTGGGTATGATATACCTGTGCTCAAAAGGTTATGGGACATAGACATAGACAGCAGCAGAGTAAAGGATACTCTAGTTATGTCTAGACTAGCAGACCCCCAGCGAGACAAGGGTAACTCCCTACGGTCTTGGGGTGAGCGTCTGAACTTCCCTAAGGGTGACCACAGTGATTGGTCTTGCCTGTCGGATGAGATGGTGACTTACTGTAAGCGTGACGTAGAACTAACGGCTGCTGTTTACGAGAGGCTACTGTTTGAGCTACGGGACTTTGGCACAGACTCTGTAGAGCTAGAGCAGAAGGTACAGGAGATTACTCAGCAGCAAGTACGCAATGGCTGGAAGCTAAACGTAGGACAGGCACTGTATTTAGTAGCAACATTAAAGGAGAAACTATTTAACTTAGAGGATGTAGTACACAAAGTATTCAAGCCTTTACCAACCTTCGTTAAGGAGGTGCGCCCAAAAGTAAAAAAGGATGGAACTATCTCTGTCGTAGGTCTTAAATTTCTAGGCGACCAGTGGAGCACTATATCTGGTGACTTCTCTAGAATAGACTACCCTGAGTTTAACTTAGGTTCACGACAGCAGATAGGTAGACACTTACAGTACTTTGGATGGAAACCCTGCCAGTACACTGACAACGGACAGCCTATAGTCAATGAGAAGGTTCTCATAGGCATACAGGACATACCAGAGGCTGCTTACATTTCTGAATACCTGATGGTACAGAAGCGTATAGCACAAGTAGAGTCATGGATAGAGGCTGCTGATGATGAGACAGAGCGTGTA